CAAGATAACATTCCCGTTCAATCACGAAGATATCCAGCGGGTCAAAACCTTAGACAGGCGAAAATTCCACAAGAAAGACAGAAAAGCATGGTGGACAGCCCCGCTCAAAATAGAGACAGTAGAAAAATTAAAAGAGTGGGGATTTGCACTTAATGACAAGCTGGAAGAATTTTTAAGCAATAGTCACGTTGATATCACCAAGATAGAAGAAATTGAAATCCCCGGATTGCGTGGAAAATTACGACCTTTCCAAAAGAAAGGCGTGGCTTTCATCGAAGCTAAAAATGGAAAAGCCTTAATCGGGGATGAAATGGGACTCGGCAAAACTATACAGGCCTTGGCATGGCTTCAACTCCACCCTGAAAAACGTCCTGCTGTAATTGTTTGCCCGGCCAGTCTGAAGCTGAATTGGAAGAAAGAAGCAAAAGCCTGGCTGAAAAACCCGGATATACATATTTTATCCGGGAAAAGGCCGTATCCAATCCCCTGCAAAGACATCCTGATTATCAATTACGACATATTAGCGGATTGGGTGGAAGAATTGAAAACAATGAATCCACAAGTATTGATAGCGGATGAATGCCACTTAGTAAAAAACAACAAGACGAAACGCACAAAAGCCATCAAGAAACTGGCAAAAACAATCCCGCATATAATATGCTTATCGGGAACACCCATCGTTAACCGGCCTATTGAACTGTATAATGCTATTACACTGGTGGATTCCACCGTAATACCCTCTTATTGGCACTATGCTCAAAGGTATTGTGGTGCCCGGCATAACGGCTTTGGCTGGGACTTCACAGGAGCATCAAATACAGAGGAATTGCACGAGATACTTACGTCCACCATCATGATTCGCAGAACAAAAAAAGAAGTCCTGCAAGAACTCCCCGATAAAATATACACTATCATACCAGTCGAGCGGGATAATCACAATGAATATACATACGCAGAACAAGACTTCATCTCATGGATAGCGGAAAACAAAGGTGAAAAAGCAGCAGAAAAAGCCGGAAATGCCGAAACACTTGCAAAGATTGAAACACTGAAACAGATTGCCGTCCGTGGAAAATTGAAACAGGCAGTCGAATGGATCAAAAACTTTCTTGAAACGAATGAAAAACTGATTGTATTTGCTGTACATAAATTCGTGATTGATACCCTGATGAAAGAATTTAAGAATACAGCCGTCAAAGTAGACGGTAGCGTGACCGGGAAAAAGCGACAGGAAGCCATTGATAGATTTCAGACAGACGGCGCTGTCAGACTCTTCGTCGGCAATATCCAAGCCGCAGGCGTGGGACTTACGCTTACAGCGGCATCATCCGTGGCTTTCCTGGAACTTCCATGGACACCGGGAGAACTCACGCAAGCAGAGGACAGGTGCCACCGAATCGGACAGAAAAACGTGGTTAATATCTATTACTTGCTGGGCACGGAAACCATTGAAGAAAAAATTGCACGGATGTTGGACCGCAAAAGAAAAGTCCTGGACGCCGTGTTGGATGGCAAAGAAACAGAGGAAGAAAGCCTGTTATCAGCACTAATCAACGAGTACAAAGAAGAAAGGAAAGACCAATGAAACTAAATCTACCAGTACCGGGAAACCCCTCACAACGGCTGTTATTCTCAAATGTAGGAAGCAAAAAAGAAAACGAATTCTACCTTTTGATGACTTTTCACAAATCAAAGAAAGGTGGATTTGATTACCCCGTCACTGTAGAGGAATGTCAGAAAGCATTAGCAAAAGAAGGATATGTATACATCCCCGAACCCGCAAAATAGAAAGGAAAACACAATGCAAGATTTGAATTTAATCAGAAAAGTTGCCTGGAGTTTTGCAAAATCCACAGGACTGGACTATGACGAACTGTTTGCGGAGGCATCCCTTGCTTATTTGAAAGCAGTCAAAACACACGACCCTGCGAAAGCACAACTATCCACTTGGGCTACAAACATAATGATAAATTCACTACGTTCCTTTTGCAAAAAAGAGCGACAATATATAGCTTTTGCAGAAGAGCCTTATGAACACGAATGGGAAAAAATTCTGCCCGGAAAATTCAACCAAGAAAACCACTACATTTTCAAAGAGTGGATAGAACATTTACCAGAGGACTTACAACTTATCTGTAAAGCCATATTTGAAGCCCCGGAAGAAATACTATCCACATCACCCAAGGCGGCCCGAGGAAAACTCATACGGAAATTACGAAAGCAAAAGTGGACTTGGGAAAGAATCTGGAACGGAATCCGGGAGATGAAATCCTCTCTAAGTGAATTTAAAAACAATTGTATAATACAATAGATTTTTATATTCATACATACTAACTGCACATGCGAATTCAAGAACTCCTCAACAATTACCACATTACTTTCCAAACGGAAGGGCACAAACATTGCCGCCCAGGATGGGTAAATATGGAATGTCCTTTTTGTACAGGGAATCCCGGTCTACATCTGGGCATCCACGAAGACAAGAATTATTGCTTCTGTTGGCGGTGTGGGTACCACAGGCTGGAAGACACCTTATCCAAGCTGCTCAACGTATCCCGGCGGGAAGCAAAAGAGCTGATAATAAAATACGGGGGAAAATCCCTATCAAGAAATAAGCCCGCAACTGTAATCAAACCCAAAGTTAAGAAGTTTAAACTTCCTTCCAATTGTGGGCCTCTACAACAAAGACACCGAATGTATCTACTGAAAAGAAAATTTGACCCTGACCAGATTGAACAAAACTGGAAGATAGTGGGCACGGGACCCGTGAGTTTTCTTGACGGAAAGGACTACAAGCACCGTATCATAATACCGATTATGTGGGATGGAAAAATGGTATCATTTCAGGGCCGGGACATAACCGGAAAGACAGAGCTGCGATATAAAGCATGTCCGAAAGACCGAGAATTGATCGAACATCAGACTATTCTGTACGGGAACCAGACAAAATGGAAAGATACAGGTATTTGTGTGGAAGGTGTCACGGATGTATGGCGTTTAGGTCCCTTGTCATTTGCGGTGTTTGGGATTAGCTTCACGCCTTCGCAGGTACGAATTATTTCAAAGTCTTTTAGACGTGTAGTAATTCTATTTGATGACGACCCGCAGGCACAGCAACAGGCTGATAAACTGTTGGGAGAGCTACGTTTCCGAGGAGTAAAAACCTGGAAAGAAAGTATTGTGGAAGATCCGGCCAGTCTGAAACAAGAAGACGCAGATAGTCTTGTAAAAGAATTAACCAAGCGGATTCATTAAGAAAGATTTTTCTTGATTGCCGGATAAAAAAATTATATATTCCTGATGTGGCGCTGCCGGGGCCAGGGCGGTCAAAAACAGGAGGGAGCCTACTTCTCCCTCCAAGCCACAGCATCATCAAACCTAAGTAGGAGGTGTCTTATGCAAAATGACTTTTTAAATCTATTTCTCACGGTAGTCCTTTGTTTTCTTTGTTTTCTTTTCAAACGCAAAAAGAAAACCCCATCAAAACCCCATCAACAAGTCCTCACGTCATCAAACCTGATAAGCAGGAGAAACGTTATGAAAACAGGATTTCTACTTTTAATTCTTTTACCACTCATCACAATATTTCTTCGTTTCATTCCGAAACGTAAAAAAATCATATCAATAAAACGAATAACCGAAGCGTGCCCTTCCCAGTGGAAAATCAAGCTGCTTGACGGGAGAATGATTTATGCACGTTATCGCTGGGGAACATTGAGTATAACGATATCCAACCGTCCCACAGATAAAGCCCTTGAAGTAGTTCGAAATGGAAGGATACTTTTCCATGAGCGTGTTGGTGATGACTTCGACGGATGGATGAGTACGGAAGAAATGTTGAAGTATTTGAATCCGATAATAAATGAGGAGGTATGATGAAATGAAAAACACAGAAAAACAAAACTACGAAAAAGAACTTTTGGCCCTGGAAATATTTTCATCGGATAGTTTCCTAACCATAAACAAAAGATTATTGTGTAAATTTGGTCCCGTATTAGCAGTATACATAGGAAACCTCATTGATAAAATGAAATATTTCGCAAAAAAAGGAAAATTGGAAGAGGACGGTTCTTTTTTTCTAACCTATGAAAATCAATCCACACAAACAGGAATGTCAGAATATCAGCTCAGAAAATGTAAAAACGAACTTAAAAAAATGGGGATTCTAACGACAGAAATACGTGGAATTCCACCAAAAGAGTTCTACATTATACACATGAACGTACTTGTGAATGAGTACTTAAGGAATATTCCTTTAGTTTTTAAAGGAATGTCCCTTAAAAAACTTGAGGAATGTCCCTTAAAAAACTTGAGGAATGTCCCTAAAAAAACTCAAGGAATAAATAAGGATACTGAATATAAGGATACTGAATATAAGGATACTGAATCAAATATATCTTTGTCCGACTTTAAAAAGTCGGACGATGCGTGCTCTTTTTCTTCTGATAATAATCCTTCCAGTAAAAATAATGAGAAGATTCCCATTAAAGAAAGAAACAAACTATACCTCCCCATTGCAAAAAGACTGTCCAACATCATCCGCCAGACTAAACAGATAAAGCACACCCCCCAGCAACTCAAAAAGTGGGCGAATGAAATTCGAAAACTTGTGGAGGGAAATGGTATCCCTCCAGACAGAATTAACCAGGCTCTGAACTGGTATGAGGAAAATGCCGGGGGTGAATACGTCCCAGTGATAGAATCCGGGGCCAGCCTGCGGGAAAAATTTATCAAATTGGAAAATGCCATGGAACGGGCTTCCAAACCTTCTTCACAATTGCCGGCCACGGGGTCCCGAAGATACGAGAAAGGCAAGATTGACAAGCATAAATACGCCAAGGCACTTGCACGACGGGAGCGACTAAGGAAAGAGGGAAAACTTTAAGTGAAACAGACTTGATGTGTATAATAATACATAGCAAAAATAGAGTATACATATCATGAAATGTAAAATCTGCGGAAGAGTATACAAAAGGAAAGAATGCGAGTTTTGTATGCGTGCCCGAAAATGGGAAAGCATATGTATAGAATTTCGCAGAAAGACTTTCACACCCCGGCTGATACGGGATTTGGAACTGTATACTTCACCAGATGATATTCCAAGTTTGCCAAACACAGGCAAAGGGCTATACATTCACGGTCCCATAGGAGCCGGGAAAACGCTACTGGCTGCAAGGATTCTGGAAAAGGAAAAAAGAGAGTGCTTTATTGAAAATAAACCTTTTAGTATGCAGTTTGTATCTGTTCCCATGTTGCTGAGCCAGTTACGGGGCACCTTTTCTGCCAATAAGAATACTCCCAGCGAAATGGAACTGATTTGTCAATACAGTGATGTTGACTGCCTGGTTCTTGATGACCTGGGAGGCGAAAAAAGTTCAGAATGGGTGCTCCAATCACTATACATCATCATTAACAATCGGTACGAGTACCTGAAGCCCACTATTTTCACAAGCAATCTTGGCCTTGACCAGCTGGCTGAAAAGCTTGGGGATGACCGGATTCCGTCCCGGATTTACGCCATGGCAGAATTACATCGATTGAAAGACGGGGACAAGCGATTGATACAGTAGGGAACATTGCATGAATGATGAATTCATAGAGCGCAGAATCATTACCGGGCTTATAGTATCCACGGAATACATTCGGGAAATATCAAAAGTCTGGGAGTCAAAATTTCTTGAGTCTTCCACCGCTCGGTTATTATCCAGTTGGTGTCTGGAATATTTTCAGCAGTATCAACGGGCGCCGGGGAAAGATATTGAGGGAATATACACCACCCGGATGAATACGCTAAGCAAGGAGCAAGTTGAAGATATTGCGGATATTCTTGATGACCTCAGTCATGAATATGAAAGAGAACAGTTTAATTTTCAGTATCTACTTGACCAGACTTACGAATATTTCAAGAAACAGAATTTACGTCTATTTGTTGAAAATATAAAAGCCGGACTTGACTCAGGGGAAATAGTTGAAGCGGAAAAACTTGCTTGTAGTTATCACACCATCGAAGCAGAACAGGCGAATGCCATTGACCCATTCACTTCTGCTGACAAGATAAAAGAAGCCTTTGCAGAGCGGCAGAAACCGTTAATCCGATTCGGCAAGGCACTTGGAAAGTTTATCAATCAGGAGCTTACACGGGATGCTTTTGTTGCTTTTCTTGCTCCTGAAAAGCGTGGCAAAACCTGGATGTTGCTTGAAATTGCTATGCGGGCTAATCGTTCGGGATGTAATGTAGCTTTTTTTCAAGCCGGGGATATGTCGGAAAAACAATATATCCTCAGGCAATGCGTGTACCTTACTAAAAAATCATATCAAGAAAAATATTGCGATGAAATATGGATACCCGTTTTGGATTGTTTGAAAAACCAGCTGGATACGTGTGATAGAGAGGAACGGGAATGTCCTTTTGGAATATTTGAACAGGGAGAAGAAAGAAGCTATGACGCCTTGATTGAGGCATACAAAAATAATCCGGATTACGTAGTATGCCGAAACTGTGATGAATTTGAGGGCACTCCCTGGCTGACTCCCAGGTCACCTGTCCCGGTATTGACATGGAAAGAGGCTTATAAGGCTACGAGGAAATGGCGCAGACGATACAAAAAGCGGTTCAAATTAAGTACATACGCAAACGAAACATTGACAGTATCCGAAATAAATATATTATTGGACACTTGGGAAAAGGAGGAGGGTTTTGTCCCGGATGTGATTCTGATTGATTATGCGGATCTTCTTGCCGCTGACCCGGACGTGCATAGGTTGGATTTCCGGAACCGGCAAAATGTAATTTGGCAGCGGCTTAGGGCACTTTCGCAGAAAAGGCATTGTTTGGTGGTTACAGCGACCCAGGCGGCGGCCAGCGCATATGGGAAGCAGTTAATCACATTGGCAGATTTCAGCGAGGATAAGCGGAAATATGCCCATGTAACGGCTATGTATGGACTGAATCAGACGGACGAGGAGAAAAGAATTGGCGTAATGCGGATTAACCAACTCGTGGTGAGGGAGGATGATTTTTCAGTTACAAGACCTGTCCATGTGCTTCAAAGATTACAGATTGGCAGACCGGTGTTGGAAAGTTATTAAAACATCGTCAAAAACACCCGTTTAAACGGGAATTTTCAAGCGTAGAACAACGTTTAGACAGGCAGTAAGGTAATTATATGGGTAAATGAAATTGACGGCATAAATGAAAATAAAAACGTGTGTATAATAATTTAGAAGAAGGATGATTGAAAACAAAAAGAATAATTAGCAAAGGAGGCGTATCATGAAGAAAAATGAACTTATTTCAGCAGCGAAGGAACTTAACGAGGTGTTAGGCTTGGAACCACCCATTGATTTTAACGCTTCGCCAGGAATCTTGATTGAATCTTTACAGAAAGCTTCAGAATTGATAGAACCTGAGGATGATTTTACTGAAAAAACTTTGAAAGTGCTTCAAGAAATTTCAGAAAAAAAGAAGGCTTCCCATATAGCAGAAGCATCGAAGGCATCCTCAGATGTAAAAAAATCAAAAACTCGAAAAACAATTATGGCTGAAATTGTAAAGAATACTATAAAAAAACCTCTATCAAAAAAAGAAATGGTGGAAGAAATGAAAAAAAAGTATGGAGGATCTGAAGCAGAAGCAAAACTTCAAGTTTCTCGTTATATACAATTTCTTTTGGAATTAGATTTAATCAATGTGAATGATGGAAAATATACTTATCGAGGATGATTCAATGGTAAAAGAATATAAAAATGCTTTGGGGATTCGGGGAGATATGTTATATTGCCCGCTGCCACTTTACATTGATAGTTATTGGACTTGTGAACCTAATTGCAAGGATTGTTTTGCCAGAAAACTCAATCGTACTTGGGGATGGGATTTTCGAATAGCAAATGTTGAAAAAATTAAAAAACGACTGCTGTCCGGTCGTGGAACCTCCCCACTTAGTAAAGCGCTTGCAAAGCGAAAGACTTTGCGATTGGGAAACAGAAGCGACCCTTTTCAAAATTGTGAGGAAAAATATAGAGTGTCTTCTGAAATTCTTAATTTTCTTTTGGAGGAGCAAAAGTGGGAAACCGTAATTCAAACAAAACATCCACAAAGAGTTTGGGATATGGCTCATTTAAACAATTATGCAATTGTTCTTGCAGTAGTTACGGTGGGACTTGAAAAAGATTGGGAATTATTGGAAAGGAAAAAGACGGAAAATCCCATCGAACGTATAAAAACATTGAAGCAAATGAAAATCAAAAATATATCCGTAGGAGTTAATGGAGAACCCTTTATTCCAGGATATCATACGGTTTCTCAATTTCAAAATTTTTTAAAACTTTTGAAGTCTAATGGAATTAATCGTTTTAATACCTATAATTTACATTTTAATGATTGGGTAGCTAAGCAATTGCATGAAGCCGGTCTTGACATAGAACGTATTTGGTGGTATAATCAAGACACTCAATGGAAAAAAATTCTTTCTCGTCTTTTGGATCTTGGAAAAAAATATGACATAATTATTGGTTGCCCAGATTTTGTAAATAGTGGAAAATTCCATACAGAAAGAGCTAATACATGTTGCGGAATCGACGTAAGAAATCCTTGTACTTTCAATACGCATTATTTTAAAAAGGCCCTACAAAAAGGAGAAGATCCTATGAAATATTGGGAAGGGATAGGAAACAAAGAGGAGGGTCTTTCAATCATTACTGGCAAAAACAGAAAAATGTATACGTTGAAAGATGCTGGATTTTAATGGAGGAATAATGGATTACTGGGAATTGCGAAAAAGAGTTTCAAGAATAATTCCACGAGCTACGATTTTGGCTTCTTACAAGAAAAGAGTAGAATATGTAAAAGAAAAAGGAAGAAAGAAGAATTATAGTCAATTTAATTTAATTCATAAAGAGTGGAAAAGGCAAGAGCGTTTATTGAATACAGAGGCAATAAATTCTTTTTTGGAAATTTCCACAAGAGCCGCAGCTTGTCCTATGCCCTTTAATATGGATGTGTGGGATGGGCTTCTGTGTCCGTTTGGGTGTATTTATTGTTATGCCAATTCATTTAGAGCGTCTTTGTATACGGCCTTCTTTGACAACAGTAAAACGCTTGGGATGCGCCATTGCTCTCCAGATTATTACAAAAAAGAGTTAGACAAAATGGAATCTTTAAGATCAAAAAGTTTTTTGGAAAAAAAGGAGCTTTCTGGAATTCGAAAAGCCTTCGCTTTGGAAATTCCTATCAGGCTTGGTATTCGATTTGAGGACTTTTTAAAAAATGAAAGAAGGGCTAAAATAAGTTTAGAAATGTTAAATTATTTGGCAGATATAGAATATCCAGTAATGATAAACACTAAATCAGATTTGGTGGGAGAGCGGGAGTATGTAAAAGCGCTTTCTCGAAATAATGCTGGAGCAGCGGTTCATATTACTTCTATAACATCAGACGAAAACCTTATTAAAAAATTAGAACCAGGAGCACCCTCATATAAAAGGCGTTTGGAAGCAATGAAAGCTTTATCCAGTTCTGGAGTAAGAGTAGTTGCAAGAATAGAGCCCTACTTATTTTTGATTAATGATAGAAAAGATGATGTTTATCGGTACATAGAAGATGTAAAGAAAGCCGGCGTTCGAAACATAACGTTTGACACGTATTCTTACACTGCGGGGAATAAAGGAATTCGTCAAAGCTTTTTGAATAAAGGATTTGATTTTGATCGTTTGTTTTTGGCAGGCTGCGATAGTCAACCATTAGGGTCTCTTTTGTTGGGGAAATTTATGGATCTTTTCAGAAGGGAGGGTCTTTCCTGCTCTACTTTTGATATGGGAAATGTCCCCGCAAATGATCAGGATATATGTTGTGAGGTTAGTGATTGGTTTAAGAGAGGCTTTAATTATGGATGTACTGTAATTGCCGCCAGATACATAAAAAGTAAAGAGGGAAAGGCCGTTTCTTGGAAAACGTTTGATAAATATGTAAATAGTAAAGGAGGTTGGTTGAATGAAAATTTGAAACTTCAAGTCAAAAAAATGTGGAATTTAGATGATGGTGTTGCGTATTCCAATAAATGGGCAGTTGGGATTTTTCCTGCAGGAATAGATGAAGATGGAATTATTTGGAAGTGTACTTCTTCAAATTTAAAAGATTATCGCGAAAAGTTATTGGAGGAATTGCTATGAAAATAACAAGAGCCATTGAAAATATTTTTTCCCACGCGGTTGCTTTAGAACAAAAAGGGGGATTCCGTAATACTATTTATGTTTACGGGAAAGAAATTTTTATATTGAATTACGATCATACGGTGTTGTTACGGTTTCGTCTGAGAGAGTCAGAAGTTTCTTTTAAAAATGAAATTTCATTTCATGCTAATGATTACGACAGTGACCAATTTTATGAAGAGAACGGAAAGATTGTTTTTGTGAATGAAAAAGAAGGGTTTCAACGAAAAAAAAGTTGCGGGATTCCAGGGATTACTTTTAAGGAAGTGAAAAATATTTTTTTAAGATATAATCAGAAGTCTAAAGACAAAGAAAATGAATCTATCAATTTCCCAAAGGAATTATTAGAACTTTTGGATTTGAAATTAAGTCATATTGAATTTTTTTGCGAAGAAGGAAATTTAAAAATTGTACAACGGAATATCTATTCAGGCGGTATAATAGAGATAACAGAAAAAGAAGAGGGGCTACTTGGGAATAAGCTTAATATTGATTTTTTTCCAATAGCAATAAAAACAGTAGATTTTTTAGCTTTGTTTTCTTTTCAAGATGTTTTGAAGTTCACTTTCTTTTCTCATGGGAATTATGTAAGAGTAGACAGCTTAAACAAAAAAAAGCGAGATATGACTGGATTTATATCCGCTTGCTTGTATGATGAAATCATAAAAATAAAGGAGACCGAATCCAATGGGCGGTAAGAGTAGAAAAACAGGTGGAATTAGCAAAAAACTTGTAGAAGCAATAAAAAGAGGGGATTATGATTCTTATAAAAAAAAGGGTAAGAAAAAAAAGTTTGAGAAAAATTACGGTGGCTTCTTTTTTGACAAGGATGAAGGCGGAGAATTATGATCCCAATTTTTGGATAAGCAAACCTTATTTGGAATTATCAAATGTGGAAATTTTTGAAAATGATCAATTTGTTTGGGTTCAGGAAGGTGAGATTTGTTTATTTCCACCATTGGTTAAATCAAAAAAAGAGGCTTTTTCTTTTTGCGATTTTCAAAATCTTCCAATTAAGAAAATTTGGTCAGACTTTTTTGGGAGTGAAAATTTTTTAAGAACTTTTATGAAATCAAAGCCTTTGGATTGGGAATATATATATATGCCTTCATCTTTTACAAAAATGACAGGGCGAAGATGGGCTGCTTTTAGAAAAAACTCAAGAAAATGGAAAAGAGGAAAATCATGGGAATATACAGACTCTATTTCATCAAGAAAGGAATTAAGCAAGCTGTTAGGAGAATGGTTGGATGATAAAAGTGAGGTAATACAGGATCCAAAAATAATAATTGAGTATATATTAGGAAATCCTTTACAAGTAAAAAAGAAATTTTTGTATGATGGAGGAAAATTGGTGGGAGTTAATGCTTGGGATGAAAATTATAAATACATTAATTACCGTTTTTGTATTCGAAGTTTGGAAGAACCTTATCTTGATGAGTTTTTGAGACTTTTGCTGTATTTAGATATTTCAAAATCGTCTAATAAAAAAGTCAATGATGGAGGTACTTTGGACTCTTTGGGATTAGAACGTTTCAAAGACAAATTGAATCCTTGGAGAAAAAGAAAAGTTAATTCTTGGTATTTTCCAAAATAAAAAAGGAGGACCGCTATGAAAATCAACAGACAGGAATTGGTAAAAGCACTTGAGATCGTGCGTCCGGGACTGGCAAACAAGGAGATGATTGAACAGTCAACATCTTTTGCTTTCCTCGGGGATCGTGTAGTCACCTACAATGACGAAATATCCGTTTCATGCCCCGTGGAGAATCTTGACATCACAGGGGCAATCAAAGCTACTGAGCTGTATGCCTTACTGAACAAACTGACTGAAGAAGAAATCGAGATTGAAACTACTGATACTGAAATACTTATCAAAGGCGAAAAGGCAAAGGCGGGTTTCTCATTGCAAAAAGAGATAACCCTTCCGCTTATAGACGTTGAAGAGGTATCCGACTGGAAAGATATTCCAGATAATCTTCTTGAAGTGATGGGATTCTGTCTTTTCTCCTGCTCTAACGATATGAGTCGTCCAATCCTCACCTGTATACATCTGAAAAATACAGAAGAAGGGGCAATAGTAGAGTCCTGTGATAACTACAGATGTACCAGGTACAAGCTGGATTCTTCTATTCCTCTTGATGATGTACTGATTCCCCACAGAAATGTAGAAAAACTGATAAAATATGAAGCACAAAGTGTGGCAGAAAACAAAGGTTGGCTTCATTTCAGAATGAAGGATGGTACGATATTCAGTTGTCGTGTCCTTGAAGGAGATTACCCGGATTTGTCTCCCATTCTACAAATGGAGGGAAAGAAGATTCTTTTTCCAAAGAAGATAAGTCCTATTCTGGAAAAAGCTGCAATATTTACAAAGGAAGAATTTTTAATTGACCAGAGCGTCACGGTGTCTCTTGAAAATAAAAAAATGAGCATTCAAACGAAGGGGGAATCCGGATGGTTTGAAGAAAAAATCAGTATTCGTTATTCTGATGATCCGATTACTTTTGTCATCAATCCCACATTTTTGAAGGAAATTTGTGAAAAGATTCAAATAAGCTGTTTTACAGACGGCAAAATTAAATTCATCGGAGAAAATTGGGAACACGTGATTGCGCTGAAGAAACGGAAAGGTGAATAATGTCTTTACAAAAATACTGTGAATTTATCAAAACTAAGCAGGTACGATTTTGTCAAATCGGTTTTGAGGTTAAAGAAAATTTAAATCCTGCCCTTTTTTCTTTTCAAAGGGATATTATTAAATGGGCTTTGCGAAAAGGAAGAGCTTGTTTATTTGAGGATTGTGGTCTTGGAAAGACCATTCAGCAACTTGAATGGGCACGGCTGGTATCTGCTAAAGAAAACGATCCGGTTTTGATTGTTGCGCCACTCGCTGTGGCAGAGCAGACACATCAGGAAGGTATAAAATTTGGAATTCCTACTATTGTTTGTGCAAGTCAAAAAGATGTAAAGAAAGGGATTTGTATTACTAATTATGAAAAGCTTCATAAATTTGACGGGTCCGCATTTTGTGGAGTTGTACTGGATGAATCAAGTATATTGAAAAATATGGCAGGTGCTACTCGTAATCAAATTATAGACATGTTCCGGCATATACCGCATCGTTTAGCTTGTACAGCAACACCATCCCCGAATGATTACATGGAACTTGGAAACCATTCCGAGTTTCTTGGCGTAATGACTTATTCGGAAATGCTATCTATGTTTTTTATAAATGATTCAGGCAAAACAGGAACATGGCGTCTCAAACGACATGCGCAGGAGCGTGAATTTTGGGAATGGATTTGTTCTTGGGCTGTAATGCTATCAAGTCCAGCGGATCTTGGATATGTACATGATGGATTTGAATTACCGCCTTTGAAATACATAGAGCATAAACTTCCGGCTGTATCAAAGGGAGATACTTTACTTGTTGAGGAAGCAAGTACTATGGCAGAACGAAGGCGGATACGAAAAGAAACTATCCAAGTTCGATGTGAGAAAGCGGCAGAATTGGTAAATTCGACTAATGATCAGTGGATAATCTGGTGCGGACTTAATGATGAAAGTCGTTTACTTACTAAATTAATTGATGGTGCAAGGGAACTTTCCGGAAGTACTCCAACGGAGCTACGCACCAAATACATGCTTGGTTTTGCAAGAGGAGAAGTACCACGTCTTGTAACAAAGCCCAGTATCGCTGGCTTCGGTATGAATTGGCAGAATTGTAATAAGATGGTATTTGTGGGTCTTAGCGATTCGTGGGAACAATTATACCAGGCCACAAGGCGGATTTGGCGCTTCGGACAAAAACGACCAGTAGAAGTTCATATTGTAATTGAAGAGCGTGAAGGTTCTGTTTTACGGAATATCAAACGGAAGGACAATCAAGCACGTCACATGATTCAAAGTATGATTGCTTATACTAAAGATATAACAGCAGTCGAAGTTAAAAAAATTGAAGATAGAAAAGAGAAACCAAGAATTGAAATGAGAGAACCTACATGGATAAATTAATTGAACAAATTGAAAAATATGAATATCGACTAAAGCGGCTTCGTTCTAAACTTCGTGAAAGAGAGCGGAAAATTTATCCGAGGAAAATATACAATCAGAACATTACCGATAATTGGGCAATGTATCATGGTGACTGCGTGGAAGTCGTTGCCGGCTTGTCAAATGAGTCTGTTCATTATTCAATCTTTTCACCTCCCTTTCTTTCTCTTTATGTATATAGTGATGCACCGGAGGATATGGGGAATTCAAAAACGGATGAAGAGTTTTACACTCATTTTTCATATCTAATTCCAGAATTATATAGAGTTTTGAAGCCGGGAAGACTGATTAGTGTACATTGCTCGTTAGTTCCAATGAGTATAAATCATGACGGTGTAATTGGTTTGCGGGATTTTCCAGGACAACTCGTTAACGTATTTCAGAAATTTGGATTTATTTATCATAGCAAGGTTGTTATTTGGAAAGATCCGCTTGTACAGGCAACAAGAACAAAGGCGCTTGTACTTGCACATAAACAAATTAGCAAAGATTCAGCAAGATGCGCTCAGGGGTTTGCTGACGAAATCTTGACATTCAGAAAACCAGGTGAAAACCCGGAACCAGTGGCACATAGAAGAGGTTTTGAGCGATACATAGGCGAATTACCAGAACCAAGACATCCAAAAAAAGACGATCCACGAGTCAATAAATATAGTCACGAAGTATGGCAACGTTACGCTTCTCCAGTTTGGTTTGATATTAATCAAACAGACACATTGAATTATCGAGCGGCCCGTGATGAAAAAGATGAACGTCATATATGTCCATTACAACTTCAGGTAATCGCAAGGTGCTTAGAATTGTGGACAAACGAGGGAGATGTTGTTTTATCACCATTCGCTGGGATCGGATCTGAAGGATACGAAACGCTCAAAATGGGAAGGAAATTCATTGGAGTTGAATTGAAAGAATCATATTATAAAACTGCAATTAAAAATTTAAAATCTGCGGAACAACAGAAAGGAGGGCAATTATTTTGAACGAAATTGAAAAGAAGGTATTGGACTGGGCAAACGAACGGGACTTGATTGAAGGAACTACCGTAGAAAAACAGATGATAAAACTGATGGAGGAAGTAGGCGAATTATCCAAAGCGATTCTCTGTAATAATCTTTCAGAGGCGATTGATGCTATTGGAGATTGTACAGTAGTACTAACTAATATGGCAGCAAAGTTGGGTGTATCATTAGAATACTGTTATAAATCCGCTTATGATACGATCAAAAATCGAACTGGAAAAATGATTAATGGTACATTCGTCAAGGATGAAAAATGATCGACGGTGGTTTTTTTTCAAAGAAAGAAACATCTTCCATTTTTCGTCCGGATGGCCGGACATACTCCTGCGCTTCCTGCGGACTTTACAAGAATGCGAAATCACCAAGAATGGAACCGTTTGGAAATTTCAAAAAGAAAATTCTCAATGTGGGAGAAGCCCCCGGAGAAATGGAAGACTCCAGAGGAAAACAGTGGCAGGGCAAGACAGGCCGATTGTTACAGCGAACTTATAAAAAATTGGGAATTGACTTGTTTGAAGATTGTCTGAACATCAACGCAGTAAACTGCCGCCCGATGAATAAAAACGAGGGCAATAGAACTCCTACCAATTATGAAATAGCCTGTTGCCGCTCCCGTGTGTGGAAAATCATAAAGGAAAGAAAACCAAAGGTTATTATTGCTTTGGGAAATTCGGCAATTTTTTCATTGATTGAACACCGGTGGAAAAGGAACTTCGGGAATCTTACTAAATGGCGGGGATGGACAATTCCCGACCAGGATACACAAAGCTGGATATGTCCTACTTTTCATCCGTCATACATAGAAAGAATGGACAGTCCGGAAGTGTATACAGTCTGGAAACAGGATTTGTCCCGGGCTTTTTTAATGTTGAATACACCTTTCCCGCAGTATAAGCCGGATGACGAATGTATACATATTATTGATAGTCCTGAGGAACTTCCACCATTTCCTGAATTGGTAGCTTTTGACTACGAAACAACAGGGATTAAGCCACATGCAAAAGGACACCGCATAATATGCGCTTCCATCGCATATGATGAAAATACTGTATATTCTTTTATGATGCCCCGTACCAATTCGAGAAGACAAAAATTCATAAAGTTTCTTAGCAATCCGGACATCAAGAAAATTGCACACAATATGAAATTTGAGGATACTTGGAGTGCCGTCAGACTGCGGCAAGAAGTAAAAGGCTGGTACTGGGATACCATGATTGCGGCACATATACTTGACAATAGGCCGGGTATAACCTCTTTGAAGTTCCAAACGTATATACATCAAGGTGTTCCTGATTATGATAGTGAGATATCCGGTTATCTCAAAGGAAAAGATGATAAGAATGCGAATTCTCTTAATCGGATTTCTGAGCTTTTGAAACGTCCAGGGGGCACAACTAAACTGTTGACGTATTGTGGACTTGACTCTTTGTATACATATCGATTGGCAATTCAGCAAATGAGAAAAATGGGAATATGATAAAAATAACTGCAACGACCAAGGAAGCCTATGAACTCTTTCACGAAGGCACACTCGCCTTTGCCCGGGCAGAAAGAATGGGAATGCGTATTGATGTAGAATATTGCGAAAAACAGAAACGTAGACTCACAAAGAAAATAGAACGTTTACGTGGCAAAATAGAAAGTAGCAAATTCGGAAGACATTGGAAACATGTATACGGGAAGTCATACAATCTGAATTCGAATCATCAGTTGGCACATTATCTGTATAATGTGAAGAAAATTAAACCGGTAAAAGAAACCGGTTCCGGGAAAGGGGCAACTGATGAAGAAGCCTTAAAAACCCTTGAAATACCGGAATTAAACTGGCTGCTTGAAATGCGAAAATTCATGAAAGTCCGGGATACTTACCTGGACGCTTATGTACGTGAACAAGTAAACGGAAAAATCCATCCCTCTTTTAATCTTCATTTAGTGAAAACATATCGGTCTTCGAGCGCAAATCCCAACTTTCAGAATATTCCAAAGCGGGATGAAAAAGCCCGGAAATTAACAAGAGGTGCCATCTTTCCACGCAAGGGGTATCAATTTATAGGAATGGACTTCTCCGGAATTGAAGTGCGTATGGCTTGTGTATACACTGAGGACGAACAACTTATCCACGATACTATACATGGGGACATGCATAGGGATATGGCGATCGAACTGTATATGCTGGATTCCCTGGACAAACATCATGACGGTGAAAAAAACCTAAGACAAGGCGGTAAAAACGGTTTTGTCTTCCCGGAATTTTACGGTGATTATTACGGTAATTGTGCGCCAAATCTGCTGAAATGGGCATCTAAGGCATATTTGAAAGACGGTACACCTGCTTTTGTGCATTTGGAAAGAAAAGGACTTGTAAAGCTTAACAAAGCCGGGGAAATACGAAATAGTGATAAGTTTGTTGAGCATGTGAAGAAGGTGGAAGATTATTTCTGGAACGTCCGATATAAGAAATACACAAAATGGAAAGATCGCATATGGAAAAGATACCAGAAGAAAGGCTATATAGATATGTTTACCGGATTTCGCTGTTCCGGAGTGATGAACAAAAAGGATGTTACCAACTACCCATTTCAAGGAACAGCATTTCATTGCCTGTTGAAAGTTTTCATTGAGTTGGATAAGATGGCGTATTCTCAGGGTTGGGACAGCTTTCCGGTGTTCCAGGTACATGATGAGGTCACCCTGGATGTAAATCCAAAAGAAGCCTCAATGGTAGAAAAAGAAATGCATAGACTTGCAACAGAGGAAC